CATCCGAGATGTACTCGATGTGCCTGACCATGCCGTTGTAGATTTCGGCAACTTCTGGGTCGGCGTTGTCGTCAGCGGGTATAACTTTGCCGCTCGGACGGTTTTGTCTTTGGTCATTGGTGACCTGTCGTACGTGTTGCGGCAGCTTGTTAATCGTCAGCGTAGGCCGCGCATTGATCGTCTGACCTTGCACTGCACCACGGGTTGCCAACACGTCCGCTGGCCATTGCCAGTGATTATCGGGCGATCCGGCATAAAATCTGAGGTCGTCCAGCTCGTCTTCCCGGCTCTCAGACAACGCAGAAATGGCCATAGTCAGCCGTTTTCGCATGGTCGCGAGGACGTCTTGCGTGTCTTTTTTGATGTCGTCGGGCGGCGGATTACCGCCAATATCGGCGACTTTTGCTGCCTTGTTTATGCCGGTATAGTCCATTTATTTCGTCTTTGGCTGTGGTCGGGCATTGTAGTCGCGCAAATCCTGCTCCATGATGCCGTGCAGGCGCTGTTCAGCGGCCAATGCTTCCTTAACTGTGGGGTAAATTGGAAACTTGATGCCCGATTTTATGGCAAAACGCATGGCTTGCGGAATATCTCGCACTTGACCGTGCCAATAGGTCGGCAAAATCATGTGCCCGCCGTCAGCGCCAATGACTGACCCTCTGAACGTCGTCGTCGATCCATCAGGGTTGCGAAGCCCTCGCCCTTGCCACAAGTTTGACCTGTGGTAATCGATGACCGCTTGTTCGTCGGGCGAAAGATCCATTTTATTTCGTCTTTTTGGCCGTTTTAGCCGATTGTTTAAACGCTTTGTCGGTTGGCGCGCCTGAAGTGCCGGGTTTGCGCATCTTTTCGCCCGAACCTTCCTTAATTCTCTCACGTTTAGCGTGAATATTACTGTAAAGACCCGGTTTTGACGCCATTTTACGCCCCCATCCAGCCAGTTGCAGCGGTCACTCTTGGCGTGTAGCCGTCGCTGCGACGCGTTGCACGCTCAAAACTCGATTCTCGGCTCGCCATCGGGAACGCGAACGTTACCGCTAGGGCGTCGGCTGCGTCCGGTGACGCCAGCCCGCGAGACTTCATCTCTTTCTTGCCTTCCAAGTAGATCGTACCCGACGAGTCGGGCTTCTTCATGGGGCCAGTCAGGTCGGCTTTGAGCTGCCGATCGTTCGGGATGCTGGCCGTCTTTAGCCAGTCCTTCATCGCACCCCAAATCTCTGCCCGCTTGTTGCCGTACATGACCGGCTTGGATGACTTCCAACCGAAGTTCACTCCCCGCACCTTGTATCGCTGTTCTTTAAGTCTGTCAAGTATCCCGTAGCCTAGACCACCCTCGTCGATCACGGTCAGTGCTGGCCGGTACTCCTCGATTGCGTCAATCACCCGGCCCACGGTCGTCATGGTGTCCTCGCCGTGGTAGCGCTTGATTGCAATCAGATCGCGTCCTTGCCGGACGACGATGACGGTTGCGTCCGCGCCGCCTCGAGCTGGGTCAACGCCGACAACAATTGGCGCCGTCTCATCCTTGTATTTTGGCCGATTGGCGGCGTCGTCGACAGCACTCGCACCAATAAACTGATCTTCGCCAGCTGATGGAAACTCTCCGTAGACCTCAACCCTAGCCTGCGGCGAATCCTCGCCATATTCCGCAATGATCTGCTCATATACCTGTTTGTCCGTGTCTTCGACCGTGCGTGAGTCGATGTTCTCCGTCTGCCAGAAGTTACGCTTGGCATGGAAACACTCGTAGAAGTAGCCTTGATTACGCCGGGGGTTACTGAAGGCGAACCAGTACCTGTCTAGTATGGGTTCCGTAAAGAAACCCGCACCGACCGACCAGATGCTGTCCGGAATACCTGAGGCCTCGTCGAAGATCAGCATCATGCCGTCGTGGTTGTGGACACCGGCGTAGCTGTCCGGATTCTCTTCCGACCAGAGCTTGCCTTCAGCTGCCCAGTAGCGCGTACCCTTCTTCAAGTCTCGCTCGACCAACTCGGTCAGCCACTTGGCGGGAACTAGCTTAGTTGCGCTGGACTCCCACCAGTGGTTGTTGATGACCATCGTGGCCCACTTCTGCAGCTCACCCCAAGTCACTGACCGGAGCTGGGCTTCACTGTTGGCTGACACGATCACACTAGACCCGATGCGGGTGGTCAGCATCCACAGGATGAGCCAGGCAACGAGCGCGGACTTACCGATGCCTCGACCGGAGGCGACCGCTTGGCGCAGGGCGTCCATGTCCATCTGACCTCGGTTGTTCTTGATGTGGGTGGCAATCTTGCGCAGTATCTTGCGCTGCCAAGTGCGCGGGCCTTTGAACTTGGCCAGCGGCGTGTTGGGCTGCCCCCACGGAAAGGCAAACAGCACGAATGCTTCCGGGTCGTCAGCAATAGTCGGCGCCCAGAGGCGCGACATTAAGAGTTGCTCGCCCTCGGCGTCATAGATCGGCTGTTGCGCCATTATTTTAGTTTAAGTTGTTTTGCGTATAGATCACGCAAAATGGCTTGTTCTGTCGCAAGTGTTGCATCAACGTGGCTTCCCCCGGGGCTTGTCATCAGATACTCACCTCTAGAACGAAAATTCTGTGGGCTATCCATATTGCCTACTGCCCACGCCGGCGCTTCTGCAAAAGAATGCCTGTATTTATTATATGTTGCGTCTGGGTATCTTAGTGTTGGTAATTTAGAGAAATCAGGGTCTAACTTATACCAAGCGTCAGATAACTGTCTATCAGCGCCCGTAAGCGGGATTTTAGTTTGTTGCGCGGTCTCATTCATTGCTCTTACTTTAGCTTGCATAACAAGCCTTAACGCATGAGTTAACTCATGGGGTAAGGTATTCGCTAAGTCTTTGCGGGCGGCGTTTACCGTTATAGAGTTTGATTTTCTATCGTATTCACCGCTATGTTCGGAGCCCATAGAATTACTAAAGTTTATTTTTGGGAGTTGCCCGGTTGAATTTAAAAGGGTTGCGATTTCATACGCCGCAGAGTTTGACCTAAGAAGGTTAGCCCATTCAGCGGGAAGCTGCGCAGCTTTACCGGCCAACAAAGATTGTTGGCTTAATGCGTTAGCTGGCGTGGGTGCGAGTGCGTTCTGTGGCATGTTCCAGATACTCCGGTTTCTGTTCGGTAATCAGCCCGTCCAAGACGCGTTCTTGCGCCTGCTGCAGCGCCTGCGTGATGCTGATCTTGTTCGTGATGTCCACACTGATCTCCTGCCGTGCCGTCCAGCCGTGGACGTGCTGCAGGATAGCGAGCGCTGCTTTCGAGTCGCCAGACCGGGCGGCTTCCCGCAGGTGCGCGCTGGCCTCAATCTCGGAGGCAGCGCGTCCTTTAAGCACGGCCATGTCGGCTGCTGGGTCTAACTCGCACAGTTGCCTAAACTCGGTGGGCAGCATGCCGGCAGCCAGCGCTAACGAGTCGCCCTTCAAACCTAAAGCCGCAGCGTCATAGATCGCCTGGAGGCGTGACTCAGTCGCTTCCACTTTACGCGGGGTGAATGGGATTGATTTGAACATGGCTGCATATTAGCGCATTTGTGGGTCATGTTGGCTACCAACAAATAGTTGAATTAAAAAATAAAAAAAATTGTTTGTGACACCTCCGTTTTCGTGACCGGCCTGCCGCAGGCCCCCCCCCCCCCAGGTTAGTGAGCACTCACTTACATAGTTAGCAGGTTAACAAGTTAGTAAGCACTTACTTACTAGGTTAGTAAGCACTCACTTACAGTTGCCAGGCTGACAAGTTAGTAAGCACTAACTTACCAGGTTAGTGAGTACTCACTAACGGTTGTTAGCCTGGCAAGTTAGTGGTAACTAACTATTAGCAGACTGCTATCAAATCTGTGGATAACTTTTTAGTTGCTAAAAAGCTATGTAGGCAATGTGGGTCAAATTGTCATGGAGTTAAAATCGCTGCCGTGCGCGTGTATGCGCACCTATTCTAGGGATTATTGCCATATAGATAACACAATATGAAAACTCTAGCTTAAAACTAAAATAATGACAATATGACCTACAAAAAGCAAAAAGCCGCATTCAGTCTAGGTTATCGCGTAGGTCAAAACGCACGAAAAAATAGCCCACAATCCGACAATCGCGCGGACAAAATCACCACCGCAAATAAATGTAAAACATTCTCTTGCATTTTTTTATTGAGTGACTATAATGATTTTTAGCAGCACAATGTTTT